AGCAACCTCAGCCAGTGGCTTTGTGGTGTCCTTGCGAAGGCGAACGATGGCGAAGCCCAGCGCCATTACGGCGGCGCTCGCGGTCAGGCCCCGCAAATCCGGCGGGATATGCAAGGCATCGAAGATGCGCGTGGTGAGCGGCGTCAGATCCAATTGCTTGGCAAATTCAGCCACGCCGTCATAGACCGAAACGATGATGCCGCCCAGCCAGACCAGCCGACCGAACAGGACCGTTTCGGACTTCTTGTAGGCCGCGATCTCGAATGCCTCGATCTTGTCGAGGAACGCCGCGCCCCATGTCGTCTTGCGGATCAGGGGGCGGATAACGAGGGCATAGAGCATCAGCGCGCCAACGAGGATCAGCGCGGTTCCAACAATCGTCATGAGCATATTCAGGCCTTTCGGAAGAATGAAGCGATCCAGGCTCCGAGCGAGCCTTTCGCGGGATTGGTGATGGATGGAGGTTCTGCTTTGGCGATAACGACGGGTTGCGTGCTCTTGAACACCATGGCCTGCGCCTGCTGCCATTCGGCGTCCGTCATGGGATAGACCTTCCCGGCCTCATGCCATGCCTGCGCCTTGACGAATGCGATGCCAGACGGTCCCGCCAGAAAGCCGTTCGTGATGACGGTGTTGCGCGTGAGACCCGGAACACGGGCAATCAGGAAGGCGATGTAGCTTTCGGCCGAGTTCTTGCCGGACCATGTATAGATCGCATCGGCCAGCTTGCGGTTGCTGTAGTTCTTGCTAGTGCGCCAGAGGTCGAATTGAGCCGCCGCACCCTGCACAGCCGTCGCAAAGATCGCGATATTGTTGTCCTGTCCAAGCCCGTCGCTGAGATAGATCGTTTTGACGCTCCCCCATTTCATGGGGAGTTCGGCATTCGTATCGCAGCCGTGCTGGCCTTCCGGCGTCACGAAAAACGTCTTGGGCTTGCTCCCAACACGGCCCCACATCGCGCCGGGGTTTTTGCATCGGATGGAGGCTGGATCGGTCATAGATCAGCGCTCCCCGGCTGAGAGGTTGGGCATTGGGTGGGGGTATCCTTTTGGAGGGGTTACCTAGAGTTGTGTTTCTAGGTATTTCTGGTTGCGTGGGGCGTTCGGTACAGCCGAAAGCTGCTGAGGAATTGATGTCGTTGGGGAATTTGCTTTTGATCGCCGCTTACTTGGCGGCTGCTGGCTTTTGCTTTTGGGCGATGTCGCGCGTGCTGTTCTGACTACATCGCTGTAATCGTAGAGGTGCCGTTGTTAACCAACGTAACAGTGCCACCGACTGCGCTGAGATAGCCGTATTTTACGAGCGCGGAATCGTTGCTCTCAATGGTCGTATCCCACTCAGCGCCAGTGTCGATGCTCTCGACAATGAACCGGCTAGTGCCATTGAAACGAAGCGCCTTGCGAGTATTGCTAGTTGGCGATGCGTAAAATTGACCGCTGATTTTGCCTGTGCAGGTAGTGAACTCGATACCATTTCGAGTCGTCATTCCGGTACCGCCGTTAGCGTTCGTCTCCAAATAAAAACCGTTGATGTAAAGACCAGTGACGTTGTTAAAGTAGCACTCATCGGCACCGAAATTCCCCTCAGCTTGACAATCTGTGAGATTAAACCCGCGAGGACCGACAGCAGAGAAGTCAATTCGGAATCCTCCTGCCGTAGGTGGGCTAGAAGAACTGCCGCACCCCTCCACCCGAACCCGCGTAAAGTTGACATGCGCAAGTGACGTGATCGAAGTATCAGTCTGAACACCAGCGCCCGCCACTCGCGCGCACGTATCGACCTGCACATCGACGAAATCGATATTCCAGTTCGCACCAGTGAACCAAATGGCCTGACTTGTGGTCTGACAAATCCAAACCCGCAGCAGAATAACAGGTGAGCGATAGTTGCCAGACAGACCGATGCCACGGATCGTCGTAGAGCCACCAAGATTCGTGCCATCGATCTTGAGATCAGCAAACTGGAACATCGTGCGGTCGTAAGGGAACGTGCCGTCTGTCCCATCGTCCATTGCGTCGATGAGATACGATGAGGATGAGCCATGCCAATCCAGGATCGTGGAATACATCCCGGTCCCGCGCACGTTCGTTGAACGCCGCGCGTAAATCTGGTCGTTCATGTAGATGACGCCAGTCGGCAGCAGAATCGTGCCGCCTCCTGCTTCGGTCACGACATGCGACAAGCCGCGCAGCACTGGGGAATTGTCTGTCGAGCCTCCGACTTCCAAACCAAAGTGTTGTGCGTTGTAAAGGCCAGCAACGTCCTTGACGCGGAGCCATGCGCCTTGCGTGCCATCCAGATTAGAGCCGGTCGGAATGATGACCTCGCCCTGCATCCAGTCGGGACAGGTTTTGAGCGTCATGCCGGTTGTGCCGGTCAGGTCAACCTTTGTTCCAGCAATCGCATTGGCGAACGTCGACGCCAGAGAAAAGACCGATGCACTGGTGCGGATCGCGTAATAGATCGTATTGATCGCAACGCCATTAACCGCCGTTGTCGAGAGAAGTGCGTCGCCTGTTTTGAGCCGATGTCCGGCGCTTGTGATGGCGTCAGTCGAACTATCGACGCCAGTCGAGACGATGGAACGCGGCGCAACCTTCGTTGATTGATCCGTACCGAACCACTTGAAAAGTCCAGAGCGGCCACCTTCAGACAACCAGACTAGGCTTGCGTTAGTCGTATCGAGCGCGGCAATCGCAGCCCTGCTCGAACAAAACAGGTTGATGACATTGATCGCTTCGCCATAGTCCTCAGCGGCGACCAGCGCCTTACCCGTCGTCCCTGCTCCCAAGTTGGTAAGAACTTCAGGACCGTGCCCGGCATATTCGCTGCCGTAGTTTGTGGACAGCATATCGCCAGAGCCGGGATTGCCAGCAATGACGATGTTCCAGTCAGCAAAGGTGCTGGATGCGTCAGGCCCAAGCAGCGAGATCGCAACCGACATCGCATCGCCGGAATAGCTGACGATATCGCCTTCCATGTAGTTCGCGGCATTAGCCTGCGACACGAGGCGGATGCGCTGACCCGGACGGTATGCAAGACCCTGTTGCGTCGTGAAATTGACGGTGCCGGTCGCTATCTCAAGAGACGTTGCCGATGTGGCCGTGAACCCGGCAGGAGGCGGCGTGTAATAGTATTGGCCGGTCGAAGGATCGAACGCGATGGTCCGCAGTCCATTCGTATCATTCGCGGGCGTCAGTTCGGTGAAGTCGAGATCGATAGATGTGACGAGGCCTGACGTGGTAGCGGTCAGACCAACGCCGCCAACGATCTTACCGGGGAGTTTCGGGCGAACCTTCAGCTTCAGCTTGCGGCGGGTCATGTCCATTATTGCCGCCCCATGCAGATGAGGTATGCGCCATTGACGGGATCAAATGTCGAACCAGCCTTGGACATGAACACAAGCTGCATAGTGCTTGCGGTCTGCGTCAGCATTTCCACAAAGCCGTCAGTCGTCGCAGCATTACTTGAACCGATACACACATAGTTAGCGGACGAAAATGCCGTACTGAAAGTTACGGTGTACGTTCCGGTTGCCGTCCGAGACACGCCCGACACGTTGTAAGACGCATTCACCGTCTGCGCGCCGTTCGTTGCCGATCCGGTAAATTTGACCCATGCCTTGACCGCGCTATCGTGGTCCTGCGCATGAAGCGGAGTGACAGCAGCGGTCGCGCTTGTGCCGGTTTGCTGATCGGACTTGGTTGCTGGCGAGACGCCCTGAACCACAGTCGAACTTGTCCAGAGCGCGAACTGTCCTGAAGTCGGCGTGCCCGTATTCGAGACGTTTCCGCCGCCCGCTGGCGTGGCCCAAGTCTGGTCGCCTCGCCAGAACGTAGACGATGAAGCCCCTGTACCGCTGTTCAGATTTGTCACGGGCAAATTGCCCGTCACATCCGATCCAAGACGAACCGTGCAGGTATTGTTGGCGCAGTTGATCGTCTTGTTCGTCAGCGTCGCGCTTGCCGCGTTCTTGGTCGCGTCGCTGGTGTTATCGACGCTGCCTAGCCCGACATCGCCCTTAACAATGCCCGTTGGCGTGGTGATCGACGGGCTCGTCAGGGTCTTGTTGGTAAGCGTCTGCGTATCCGTCGTGCCGACAACCGCGCCAGTCGGGGCAGTCTTGAGTGCGAAGGCATCAAGGTCCGCGTCCCATGCCTGAACGGCAGAGCCGATAGCCACCCCGAGATTGGTTCGCGCTCCTGATGCAGTCGTGGCCCCGGTGCCGCCGTGCAGAACATCGACTGTCGGGAAATCACCAACCACAAGCGAGCGGAACGTCGGCGTTGCATCAACGCCCGTCGTAGGCCCGGCATAGACCTTGTTCGCCGGCTGATTGCCGAACGATGCACCGGCCACAGACTGGAAGGTCGGGTCAGACCCCGGCCCATTGCTCATTAGAGCCGTGCCAGCCGCCCCAGGTGCAGCCGAACCGAAACCGCTGACCGAAGGCCCCTTGCCGATCGGTACGGAATGGCTCGGCACGTTCCCGACCTGTTGAGCCGCGACAGGACCAATAAAAAAGGCCGCTACGAGAGCGGCCCAAATCACAGATATTTTCAACTTCATGCCGCGTAACCCATTCCGCTCACTGGATGCAGGACGATGGACCCGTAGTCACCGCCGATAGTCCAATCCGTTTGACTGTTGATCGTCTCGCTGCCATCAGGGATGATTTTCAGCGTGTGCGAAGATGCCGCCCCGTTGAAGTCAACAATCTTGACCGGCCCGATTTTGGTAGCCGCCGCAGGCAGGTTGAAATTCGTATCCTCAGCCGTGTCCTTGGCGAGGATAATCAGCCCATCGGACGGACCGATATTTACGTCACCCGCTGCCGTGATAATCCGCGTTGCCAGACCATTCGAGAGAAACGCCGCCATGCTGATGAGGCTGTAGGAACCGTCCAGCATGTTGAACAGAAGCGCCGACTCCTGAAGCGGATCGATGGTCACGACAGGATTGATCGCGCTCAGATCAAGCCGGATCGTGTAAGTCAGGCCATCCTTATCGATGGCGACCGCAACGCCCGGCAGCAGCTTCGCAGGTAGCTTTGGCTTGACCTTCAGCTTGAGCGTCATTAGCGGCCCTCAAGCACGGCAATGGTGCCAAGCACCAGATCGGCAATGAAGCCGTCTATCGTGAGCCGGACGATGCAATGATATGTACCGGCGCAGATGCGCGACAGGTCAGTGTCCGCGAAACTCCATTGAAAGCCCGGCCCGACAACTTCAGCTTTCCCATTCGCGAGCGTGGCCGATGCCAGTGTGCAGCCACGATCATCATTGATATGGACCGCGACATCGACGGTAATGTTCGGGTCGGCCAGATCGATGACCGTTTCCGTGCCGTCGTCGGCCTCGTCGTAAAGCTCAACGACATCGCTCCACCAAGTTGCCTTGTTGGAGATAACCGCGAGCTGCCCGGTGTACATTGGCGGCCCTCAGAGCTTGATGTAGAACGTGAGCAGCAATGTCGGCTGCGTGGTGGAATGAGGCTGTCCGCTACCGAAAGACGAAATGGAGCCGCGCGGCGTGAACGATCCTGTCGCTGTCGGGCGCGTCGCAATTGAACCCGAATCCAGAACGGTGACAGTACTTCCACCGCTTTGCAGTCCGGCAGTATGCGTTCCGCCAGCAATCAGTGTTCCATTGTCCGACGTGACGCTAACCGCATCATTCGTGCCAGTGAATGTCAGCGACGTGACCGGCAGCATGGCTGTCGTCAGCGTCTCATGATCCGCGTTTGTCGATGCGCCGAGCGTTTTGTTCAGCGAGCCAAAAGCAAAGGCCAGACGGGTGGCATCGCTATTGCCCATGTCATCAAGGCCAGCGAGCGTCATGCCGCGCGCATCTGGCAACTTAATCGTCTTGTTCGCGGTCCAGTCAGCCGCAGCGGAAGCACCCCTGCCGCCGCTCACCGTCAGGTTGGCATCAGCACCCCACAGATACTCGAATAGCTCCTGCGTATCGGCGTTGGCGCGTTCCGTTGCACCCGACGTTGACGAACCAATCGTGCGGCCATTCATCCGCACGAAGCCAGAGAGCGTCCCCGTGCCGTACTTGGCCTTTACGTCGCCAGTCGCAAGGATGGTCGTCGCATCGACTGAGCCGCCACCACCTGAGCCCGACGACGCTCCGACGACTTGAATGCCGTCCGCGACAATCTGCGTGACGCCGTTCTTGTCGGTCAGGCGGACCTTGATTTGCCCGTCCGCAAAGAACATCTGCGGAAGGCGGCCCGCAGCGTCGCAGGTCTGCGGGTTCGGCAGCGGAATCGTTAACCCGCTGTCCTGATAGGCATTTTGCGGGGTGCTGGTTGTCCCGGCCTGGATCGTGTAGAATTTGCACCCGGCAAGCGGCTTGCCGTACTGGTCGAACTGCTGCGACAGGCTGAACGGAATGGTGCCCGCCGCGAAGGCTTGTGAGGCCAGCACGAAAAGCGCCGCAACCGCGACGGTGAGACGTTTGAAGATCATGGAAGCCTCAAAGAAAAAGCCGCCTCTGAGGGCGGCTCTGTTGATCTATCTCGTTGCGGTGATGCTACTGGCCTGGTGGCCGTGGAACGTTTGGCTGATCGTCGGCGCGACCTATGCCGGCAAGTTGCGCCCCACTCGTCGGCGCGTTTTCCCCGAGAACAGCAGCGATGCGGTTATCGACCGAGCGAATGGCCGACATGATGCGACCATTCCCGCTGGCGACCTTGAAACCCTTCGCGAGTATCTTAGGATCGCGCGATAGCAGCATCTCAGCGACACGTTGCGCAACGCGCGCATCGATCTTTTTTCCGCCGGTTGCAAGCGCACCGATCAAAGCACCGTAAGCGATCTCCTTCGGGTCAGTCGTGTAAGCACCATGGGCACCAAGCCCAGCGCCGCCAGCCAGCCCCAAACTGAACAACCGCTGCGCCGTCCATGAGTTGCCGGTGACGGCAGTCCTCAGCCGGTCCATGATGCCTTCGATGCGCAGTTTGGCTTCGAGTTCTGTCGCCTTCTGCGACCCAAGAACCATGTTGAGACGTTCGCGTGCGGCGGGAGATTCCGCGATCTTGTTCAGGACCGAACGACGATCTCCAGTTTCATTAAGCATTTCGACAAAACGCGAAACAAAGCCATCCTGAAATAGCTTCTGCTCAGTCGGTGACATCTTGGCGAAGGCGGCTTGCGCCTCTCGGTTCGACAAGCGCGAAGCCACAAAATTCTGACCTGCCTCCAAGGCATCTTGAGCGCCGAAAAACTGTGCTGCACCTGCCCTTGCCTGCTGATAGCTTGGTACAAGCGTATCAAGATGATCGCGAAGCACGCGCGCAAAATCCTGCGCGTCACGCGTTCCAACTTTATCCAGATTACGTTTTACGACATCCCAAAATTGCAGGCTGGGGACCGCAGTCGATCCGCTTACGCCCTGCCGCAATTCCATGCGACCAGTTTGGCGATTTAACTGAAACGGATTGCGAACGGGCGTAAAACCTTGCCGTGCGGCGTCGTTTGCGCCCGTAATAGTTGCCTTGCGTATAGCATCCTGCACAACAGGAGCTTGTGAAATCTGGTCCAGCGCATTGTCCCAAAGACCACCAGAACCATCGCGGTAGGCTTTCAAATAAGCCGGACTATTTGCTTTGCTTGCTGCTTGAGATAGCGCCGACTGTTGCGCCTGCGCATTCGGATAATTGAATGTGCTGTTCAGCCAATCAGTGATCCTGCTCGATTGGCCCGCGAAGCGGTCATTGATCGCAGATTTGAGAGCGTTTCCGCCTTCCGGCGACGTGATCGCGGCACTATCAGCGAGCCGCCGCGTTAGTTCTCCACCAACATCAGCGATGCGTGCACTTGGGTCCGTCGCAAATTCCGCTGGCGTCAGCCGATTGGCGGCATTTGGATCAACTGCCGTATCGCGCTGCAATGCCGTTATGACGCGCCGACCAGCCTCCGCATCGGGGCTGACCGCACCCCGTATCTGATTGATGATTGGGTTAGCCGCGCGATTGACGGCCTGACCCACGCCTTCGATTACAGCAGGAGCAGCCGCACCAAGCGCGCCACCAGCCGCAGCACCAACCCCAGCCTGCGCGATCCTGCTGGAAGCATCCGTACCGGCTCCCGCGCCGGACAGACCACCGAACGCCGCGCCAACACCAGCACCCGCAGCCATGCGCCCTGGCAGTGTCGCTGCCTGTCCCATGGCACCAACTGGCAATGCTAATGCACCGCCGACCTCGCCAACCGTTGACGCAACCGGGTGCTGTTTTTCGGCCTGCTGGTTCGCCGCTCGCTCGCGCGCCACAGCTTCGTCATAACGCTGTTTTGCGGTCTGATCGCCTGACCAGTATTTCAAAGCGCCCGAGATAAGCGCAGACAAGCTTGCTGGATCATTCGGATTGACTCCGCTCGCCTCGACCAGCCCGCGAATTTCATCTCCGAAGTTTGCAGTCAGACCTTGCGCGGCTCCCCGCGCCGTTGCATCCACAACCCCACGATCCGGCCCCGTCGTCTGCGGCTTCACATCATTCGTATTGATGACGACGCGCGGGCGACCGGATGATGGCGCGTCCGGCTGGGCATACGCGCTCCACGGCCCTTGCGGTACGACCGGAGCCGTTGCCGGCGCATCAGTCTGTTGCGCGTAAGCCTCCCAGGGTCCAGCCATTATTGCGACTTCACCCAGCTTGCTGGATCGGCAGGATTGCCGCCTTTGTAGCGATAGCCCTGCATGAGTTGGCCGACTTTGGGAGCAGGAGGTGTAGCCGCCCCCGCGAGTCTCCCTGCCCGCTCCTGCTTAAATCCAGCACGCGCTTGCGAAGGCGATACATGAGCCATTTCGATTTCGCGGCTAAGCTGGTTCAGCACGGCCTCATAGGCCGCCGGACTATCCGCCGTGGATAGCATCTCTCGCGCATGTTCCTTATCGGCAACGGTCCCGACACCATTCGGATTGATGGCGCGTGCATAGGTATTGATGACCGTCGTATTCGATGCACCGAATGCGCGCAGGTTCGGATCGCCGGTGTTTTTCTCGTAGGCTTGCAGCGCGACGTTGACCGGGACAAATGTCGTGCGCCAAACCTTACTAGAAGCCGTGCGGGCCAGATCGATCGCGCCCTGCGCCTCGATCCCTGCCGGTGCCATTCGACCCTCTTGCGTCGCTGCTGTCCGCTCGCGCGACGTATCGCCAACGTAATCGATCATACGCTGAGAAATGGCGTTGCCATCCAGCCCTTGCGCATTGGCCCGCTGTTGGATGGTTTGGCGAAGGGCAACCAGATTTGCAGCCCCTTGTGCGCCGCGACCCAAATTCTGCAATACGGTCCTGTCGCCAGCCAGATATTGATCCGCCATCATGTTCAGCGTCGGAGAATCAAGGGATGCGCCTGTGCTGCTCTGGAATACAGGCTTGCGGGTTTTCGGATCAAACACCGTGCCGCCAGCAGCCACATTCATCAGACCGCCATTCTTCTCCTGCTGTTCGTTCAGGAGCGAGACCTTGCCATTCGCATCGATCTGCGCCGGCTGGTCCTCCGAAAGCCCGTAGGCTTGCTTTTCCGCCGCTGTCATCGGGCGCGATCCGCCGCTAAGTTTCGTTTTGAGCAGTTGGATCGCCAATGGTCGCGTTGCAGGGTTCGCAGCGAGCGCCGCGATTTGCTCGCGGGTTGCGCCGCCATTCGTGGCAACCGGAGACGATGTGTCACCACCCGCAAGCTGCACATGCACCGGATCATTCGCGACCGGCTGAGACAGCCCGTATTGCGGCAACTGTGCCCGCTGCTCTGGCGTCATTCCGCCAATATCGACCGCCAAGCCTCTTTCATGCAGAGACGTGCCGGGGGCCGCAACCGGGTTCGGATTGTTGGCGCGATCGGCATACAGCACGGCCTGCTGCTGTGGCGTGCGCACGCCGCTCGATTGATAGGTGTTCGGATTGTCCTGAATGAAATCCTGCGAAAGGTCGGCAAGGCGCTGGTTCATCCCGACCGTGCCGGGGATGGCATTGCTGTCGTTCGGGACGGTGGGGCCAGAGACCGCAGGCGATGACTGCGCCGGTCCACCGCCAAATGCAGCCTGAATTGCGGCAGTCGCAGCCGCATTTTCATTCTGCTTGTTCAGAATGCCGAGACCAAGTTGCGCCAGCGACATATTGCCGGACTTCAGCAACGGCGTCGGGTCGATCTGGCCGTTCGGTCCAGGTTTCAGGCTTGCGAGCGTTTGCGCAACTTCCTGCCGCTGCTGGCCCTGATTGATCGTGTTCACCAGATTGGCAAGCGTCGGCGTTATGTCGGGCGTAAACGCCTGCGCCGGCTGAATCTGAAGCGGAGCGATAGCCATTATCCGAACATGCTCCCAAGGCTGCCGATGCCCTTCAGGATCGAGCCGCCGACAGTGCCGCCGCCACCAGTCCCAAGACCGAGCAGCGATGTGCCAAGCCCGAGCAGGTTCTTCGCACCAGCCGCTTCACCTTGAGCCTGAAGATTGTTCGCGTTCGTCAGACCGCTTGTCGTATTGCCAAGCAGGCCGATTTCATCCTGTGCGTTCTGCGTCGCGAGAGAACCGAGACCGCCATACACACCAGCCTGCCCCGTTGCCGCGCCGGTCGTGGCCTGCAATGCGTTGTTGTTCAGGCCCGAGAGATTCGTCAGCCAGTTGTTATATTGCTGGTTCTGAAGGTTCTGACCGAAGGTCTGTGCGTCCTGATCGGCGTTGCCGGAATTGAGCATACCAGCGGAAGCCCGGCGCCGGTTGATCGCATCAAGGCCAGCCTGCAAGCCCGACTGATAACCCGGATTATTCTGGAATGCCGCATTCGCCGCATCGTTGCCGCCCTGCCCGTTGAGGCCGAGAGCGTTGAGATACATCGTCGTACCTTGGCCGTACTGATTAGCCAAAGCTGACAGTGGCGAATAAGCGCCAAGCGCCTCGCCAAGATACCCCGTCGCGGCGTTGTAGCCGCCTGACAAATATCCCTGCCCCTGATCCTGATAGGAGTTGTAGAGTGCGCGGTTTTTATCCGCAGCCTCTTTCTCCGCGCCCCCACCAAAGAGCGTGTCCAAAAATCCAGCCATGTCAGGAGTCCTAGTTTGAGCCGGGTTTCAGCTTCTTGGCCGTGCTGTTGTAGACAAGCACTTGCCCATTCGTGATCGCTGTCGAGTTATCGACATCGGGCAGGTCCAGCACGCCACGCTTCACGAGATTCTGGAAAAACAGATACCAGGTCGGATTGACCACACCGCCCTGCATAACAAGCGGTTCGTCCTGCGCAGGAAGAACGACCTTCATCGCAGCACATCAACCTGCATGTCAGCGCCCATCAACGCGAATGGCACGCTGCTCGACATGTCGAAGCGCCATTGAACGCCTTGCACATCAGCCTGTCCCCAAATCGAGGAACGAACGCGGCCATTCGTGATAGCTTGCCGACCGACCTTGATAACACGTGGGTTCGACCACGTATTCCCGCCATCACGCGAAACGGACACCTCAATGTCAGGATCGGTCTCAACCGGGTCTTGTCCCTCAGCGCTGCCGACGCCCTTGGTCAGATAAAGCTCGATTCCGTTGATGCGGACCGGAGCAGGGAATGCACCAGCAGGTCCAGTCTGGATACGCATGCGCAGGGGATCGCCAACTTCGGTCTGCTCATCCATGCTGATCTCAAGCAGATCGCCAGTCTTGAGATCGCCACACAGCCACTTGTCGAACGCCTTGACCGGGAAGCACGCGCGCCAATACTTGACGAGATAGCTTTCCCGTTCATGCCAAGTCTGTTCGCCAACGTCGTACACCCAGCACCAGTTGGCACCTTGCACCGCAACGAACGACCGGCCCGATGAAATGAACACCGAAACCCGTATCGTGGTCTTGTCTGATTCCTCCGCAATGGCTCGGTCCAGATCGGGAGGAGAAATCTTGACGGGCTGATAACCGTTCAGCGTATGAACGCCGAAGTCATCACCGACGAGGAAAATTCCCTTTCCGAATCCATCCTCATGACCGGCAATGGCGTAAGGGCCGATAATGCCGCGCGGGATCGTTGCGATATATGAGAACAGATATCCCGTATCGTTCTCACCGCCCCACACTTCCATCGAGGCAGAGCCACAGAGCAACAATTGACCATTACCCAGCGGTATCGGGCGATAGAGCGTGTCGGGCTTGCTTTCCGCCGTGGCTTGGCTCTGCGTGTTAACGTTCGTGGTGTCCACATCGGAGTTGCGCGTCGTGCCGTCCCCATAGGTGAACACGAAAACGCCCTTCAGATATGTCACGGCGTTCGGCTGTAACACATCGGAGTCGGGATAATCGCTCACCGCTCCAGACGCGATGACCTGCGCACCGTCACCAGGCGACACCACAACGATATCTGGCGTTGAGGCGTTATTGCGCGCCATGAACACGCCAGCGGACCCGTTCACGGTCCCCGTCATCTGCACGGTCGTGCCGTCGCTCGCGACCGAATAGGCCTTATCGTCAACAATAACGTACAGAAGCGCACCGACCAGTAGCGCGCCCCGGAAATTGTCTCCCGTGATCCCCTTGAACAACTTCAAGCCCGGCGCGCGCCAGTAGGCATACTGCTGGCCCGCCGTGCTACTCAACTTCTCCATGAAGCAATTGACGAGACGACCGCCCGTCGTCTGCGCGTTCCGTCCCGGTGCGGAAATCAGCGGCAGCGGGATAGCGGTCATCAGTAGTATTCGCTCTTCAGCGTCTCATGCGTGGCCGTCTGTGCCGACAGATACCGCAGCCGATCTTCATGCTGCTGCACCAATCCTAGATCGACCGGCGCATTGCTGAACTTTGCCGCACTGTGAACGGCAACCAGCCGGGAAACCGTCTGAAAGTACCGATCGGGAATTTCGTCCCGATCGGTGATTGCAATGATGTCATCGATCTCTGCCAAGACCGGATCAATATTGCTGTCAATCGTCTGATACTCGACATCGCCAAGGGCTTCGCCAGCCACGGCTTTACCGAGTATCCCGGCGACCTCATAGACAAGATTGTCGGCGGTCTTGGACATGAGCGTTACGGCATCACATAGAACACGATGACATTGACACGTCCCGTACCGCCCGAGTTGGCAGCCGCGTTGACCGTCAGTTGCAGGGTGGTTTCCGCATTGAAGGTCTTGGGACCAGCGGAGCGGATCACGCCACCAAGCTGGCGGAAAATACCCGCTTCGTTGCCGTCCACGGCATCGCCCGAAATGACGCCGAAATTGCCGAACCCATCAGGATCGGCAACCTCATCGCCATTCGCAGCCCAGCCAAGGTCGGCGTCCCACGTCTCCGTGCCGGTGTCGATGTCCTGGCCGATCAGCCAACCGCCGATGACAGTTGCACCGGCAGGCACCTTACAGAGCTGGATCACATCGTTCTGCGCCGTAGCAGCCGCGATGTTGTAGGTGCCCCACGCGACCTTGGCGTTGCCGCCAAAGCCGCTTCCGTGAACGGGATAACCCGCAGCGGCCTGAGCCGCAGTTACAGTTCCGATAGCCATTGTGCGGCCTCCTTACGAAGCGGTTGAGCTGGAGAAGAACCCGGTGACAATACCGTGATCCTTCGGAGTGGTGCGGTCGCCGTTGCCGGTGCCAAAGCGGAGCTTGTCGATGCCGTAAATGGCCTCGATTGCCACGCCCCGCTTGTCGCCGTAGTCGAAGGTCTGTTCCTTCGAGGTCCAGCGCTTCGCATAGGCCGCGCCAACCGCCTGCGCACCGCACAGGAAGGCCGGAACAACTGTGGTCGTGCCGCTGTCGCCAACTCCGGTCAGCGTGGAGTAATCGTAGAGGTCGTAATCCTCCTTGATGATCACGCCGTCCCACAGAAGATCGCCGCCCTTGAACAGGCGGTTGTTCTCCATCTCTAGCCGAACTTCACGCTGCGCCTGCGTGATGGTCGTATCGTTCTTGAGATCACGGAAGGCGAGCGGATGAACATACAGCACGAAGTAGTGCCGGCCGTTTGCTTCGACCCGGATGGGACGAATCTTCGGGTTCGCCTTGTTCAGCGCAATGAATTTCATCTTGCTGATATTGGCTGCCGTCAGATTTTCCGCCGCAGTGCCCGCCGTCAGGGTCGCTAGACCAGCCGACAGATCGCCGGACGAAGCCGCATAGGCATCGTTACCGAAGAACACCCGATCCGAGTTGTTCGACAGCCACGCATCGAGCGCGGTCTGATTGCCCGATGCCGCAATGTCCGTCGCGTTCATGAGGATGTTGCTGGTGCCGTCGCTCATGACGCCGAGAGCTTTCGAAACTAGGCGTTCGGTGTCTTTCAGCGACCAATCCTTCAGAACGGAGCGGCCAGCCTCACGAAGCGCAATGGCGGAATACTGCTCGTCGATTTCCGCAACACGCACCGCATTGCGGCGCTTGTCTACGGCGAGTTCGAACGAGCGGGACGCCATGTCCTCTTCGTTACCCTCAAGGACCGCGCGGCCCGTGATGGCATCCTGGGTCAGTTTGTTGACCAGCGCGAAGTTGATCCGATCGCCCGGCTTCTTCATCAGGTTTTCTTTGACCTGAATGATGGAGTTCTCGTTGGTCCCCATCTCACCGGCATAGCGGTTTTCGGTGAGGTATTCGGTGAAGTACTTGGAATCCCACTGTTCGACAGTGAGACCAGAGGCTACGCGAGTGTCAGCCATTGGTGTCTTTCCTTATGATGCGAGACCCCGCGCCAAATAAAAAAGCCGCCCGGAGGCGGCTTGTTATCGAGCGAAGATGTCCTCAAGCGATGGAGGCCCGGACCAAGCCGGACCAGTGCGAGAGCCGACGTTTCGAGCGCCGGCGATGTTCGAGGGCATGACAGGTGCAGGCGTCGCCTGCTGTTGCCCGGGATTGGTCAGGCCATGCTTGGCGAGAATTTCAGCTTCGACCTTGGCCCTGAAGGCTGCGGGGTCGTCACCGATTTCCGCCTGTGCAATCTTGCGCTGATGCCATTGGACGGCCGCCGTGAAGATGTTCGGCGCGCCTGTGACCATTTGATATTCTGCTGGGTCGATCTTCCCGGACTGCACCGCTTCCATGAAAGCCTTGTCGGCTGCCTCGATCTTGTCGTCGCCATATTTCAGGCCCGCGACAAGCTTGGCGTTCTCCATGAGAACACGGTTGACTGCATCGAACCTCGGATTGACCGTCTGCTGCATGGTGTGCTGTGCAGCGGCGTCCGGGTTCTCAAACCAGTCCGGTTTCTGCTGAGGTTCGGGCTTCGGCTTCTGCGCCTCCATGAGCGCGGCAATCCGCCGTTCCCATGCAGCATCGCGATCAGCGATCTCCTGGCGGAGACTTGAAACCTCTTCCGTGTAACGCTTGGTCTTTTGCTTCTCGGCATGAAGGGCTTCATGCGGGACCATCTTCTGGCCCTGCTGCTCTTCCTGCGTCGCATTGTCCTGCTGTTCACCTTCGGCCTGCTGGCCTTCGGCAACCTGCTGCGTCACATCCTCATTGGTCTGTTCGGGCGCGGCTTCACCTTGCCCGGACAAAATGTTGTCCAGCGAATTCATTGGTCATCCTGTTTGTGTGATAGGTCACATACGCCCGTCAGACCGGCGGCGTCCGATGTTGAATGAGGCATCGTCTCAAACGCCCGATAACCGGCGGCGACCCGGATTCCTTATGCGGCGCGAACCGGCTGCTTGGCCTTCTGTTCGCGATTGGCCTGCGCTTCCCGTGCCCCCTGCACGAAATTCACCCGGTCCATGTTGATGTCGTGCGCAGCCTGTATCGGCGCCAGCGCTGTCAGGGTGCGCTTGTGATCCGTCGTGGCCTGCTGCGCGCTGATGTCGCTCGCCGCCTTGGCGATTTGCAGTTCAGGCGGAAGCTCGAATTTGCCCGGCTGCTGCTGTTCAAGCTGGCCCAATTCCTGCGCCCGCGCTACGTTCAGCATCGTCTCCGATTGCGTCTTGTCGATCTTCGATGTCGCATCCTTCAACTGCAACTGGCTCGCAACCTGCTGCTGCTGTGCCCGGCCCTGCTGGGCCTGATCCATCTGCTTCAGGAAGGCTTGCTTGTCCTTCAGGTTCGGCATCGCGCCAACGATCGCGCGGAACGGCAATTCGTTCTGCTGGTCGAACTTCTTCAGCTCAACCAGGGCCTGGAACTGCTCAAGCTGCGGAGTCAGGCTGTCCGGCGCGTCGTCAATGATGATATCGCAATCTAGTTCAGCCAGATTCCCCACAGCACCCGCAATCTTCTGCGCGGCCTGCGGGTTCTGCATGGCGAGCATCTGGACCTGACGCGGATCGACATTGACGCCAAGCCACTTGATATTCTGCTCGTCGTCCGTAACCCTGATCCACTTTTCAGCGGTCCAATATTGACGCACCCGATACCAAATCTTTCGGAACACGCGCTTGTCGAGATGGCGCAAGCCGTCCATCAAGTCACCGATCTGGATCATGCCGCCTTGCTGGCTGGCAATGATGGCCTTACCGGACGCAGCATTCGCCCCCTGCGTCTTGTCGCCCATTTCCGTGGCGTTCGGGCCTTTCAGGTCAATCGCGTTCTTGGCTTCCTGCAAAAGCTGGAAATGAGCCGTCGCCAAATCCTCCCGGGTATTGAACTGCACGCGCTTCTGTTCCAGCGCGCCCGGGGCAACTTTCATCTTTCCGTCAGGGCGAACCGACTGACGATGAAATTCATTGATGTCCTCAACCGCGCCATCTTCGTAGATGACCTGGGAGGTGTTGAGCAGATGCAGTCCCTTCGAGCGGCGCTTGTTGATTTCGTCCTGAAGCGTGATCATCTCACGCACGAGGCCATAACGGTTGTTGTCCCGGTCCACATAAGCCGACTGGAACACAAGCTCGTCGTCGCTCTCGCCCCGGTCTGTCTTATGAGGCGACGGACCAGCCTTCAGAATGCCTCCCTTGGTAAACTCAGCAAAATACCACTGATTGTCGCGTTTCACCCAAATCTGGCAAATCCGAACGCGCTTGCGCTTCTTGTCCGCCCAAAGCGAATATTTTGGCTTGTCGTCGTAAGTATCGGACGGCGCGTTATCCAGCGTCGTGTCCAGCGCGTCCTTGCCGTCAGGATACAACGCAATCGCGTCGTCGT